TGAGGGTGTGAAGCTTGGAGTTTCTTCAAGAGGAATTGGTTCACTGAGACCAAGTCGTGAAGGTGTCAACATTGTTGGCGATGACTTCATGCTTTCAACTGCTGCTGACATTGTAGCAGATCCTTCTGCTCCTGATGCTTTTGTTGAGGGCATCATGGAAGGTAAGGAGTGGGTTTGGGACGGAGGAATTCTCCGCGAACAACTCGCACAAAAAACTTACAAACAAATCAACACTCTGGTCTCACAGAGACAGCTTGACGAGAAGAAATTGAATCTTTTCAATGACTTTCTCAACAATCTGTAAAACGAGAATTCATAAATAAATACAGATTAAGTAATAGGTTAATCGGAGAGTTCAAATGTCTCGCGGAGATTTACAAGAAATGGAGCAATCCAAAACTGCTGTGAACGCAAATGCCAAGCCTGCAGAGGCACAAGGCAAGTTGTCTAATCCTGGTGAGGGACTTTCAGCTTCTTATGAAGATCTGGGTGGTCCTACCCCTGAAAATTACAGCCCCACCAACGACTCAGCAAAACTGAGAGAGCCTAAGATCAAGACCGTTCACGATGTTGTGAACAAGAACGCTAAGACAGTCGCTAAAGAAGAGACTGAAGAAGAAGTTCTGGAAGATCAAGAGGTTGTTGCAGAAGAGCAAGTCGAAGAAGAGCAATCTGAGTTTGACATCGAAGAAGATGTTAACGCTCTCCTGGGCGGCGAAGATCTCTCCGAAGAGTTCAAAGAGAAAGCAAAGGTTGTCTTTGAAGCTGCTCTGAACTCAAAAGCACTCGAAATCGAAGAAGCACTGACTGCTCAGTACGAGCAGGCACTGGCTGAGGAAGTCGAAGCAATGAAGACTTCCCTGGTTGAGCGAGTTGACGCTTATCTTGAGTACGTCTGCGAAGAGTGGATGTCCGAGAACGAACTCGCTATCGAGCATGGTCTCAAGACTGAAATGACTGAATCCTTCCTGTCTGGCATGAAGGGTCTTTTTGAAGAACATTATGTAACAATCCCTGAAGATAAATATGATGTTCTTGAGAGCATGGTAGAAAAACTTGATGAAATGGAAGAAAAACTCAACGAGCAGATTGAGAAGAACATCGGTTTGAACAAGCGTCTTGCTGAATCAACCGCTGATTCTATCCTCGATGAGATTTCTGAGGGTCTTGCACTGTCTCAGAAAGAGAAGCTCGCTTCACTTGCCGAAAGTGTTGAGTTTGAAAGTGAAGACGAATATCGTGAAAAGCTGGAAACTCTGAAGGAGTCATACTTCTCCAGAACTCCTGCTGCTAAGTCTGAAGCACCACAAACTCTTTCTGAGGGTGTAGACACAACTGAGGCTCCTGTGAGCAACAGCATGGATGCATATCTCAGATCCCTGGGCGCATTCAGAAAGAACTGAATTTAACATTAATTCAAACAAACATCTTTTTTAACGAGGTAAAAGCAAATGTTCCAATCCGAACATCTGCAGGAAAAGTGGAGTCCACTTCTCGACTATGAGGGCCTTGATCCCATCAAGGATTCCCACAGAAGAGCTGTAACCGCAGTCCTGCTGGAAAACCAAGAAAAGTTCCTCCGCGAGGAGCAAGCATTTAACTCAGGTATCAACCTGATGGAAACCCCCACCAACGCTGCTAACGCAGCTGGTGCTTCAGGTGGCTTCGGTGCTGACGCAACCGCCGCTGGCCCTGTCGCTGGTTTCGACCCCGTTCTGATCTCTCTGATCAGACGCGCAATGCCTAACCTGGTCGCATATGACCTGGCTGGCGTTCAACCAATGAGCGGTCCTACTGGACTGATCTTCGCAATGCGCTCCCGTTACAGCACTCAGTCTGGTTCTGAGGCACTGTTCAACGAGGCAGATACCGCATTCTCTGGTCAGGACGACGGATTCGACCTCACCGCTGGATTCACCGACGTTAACGCTGGTCTGGGTACAACTTCACAGACTGGTACTAACCCCTCGCTGCTGAACCCTGTCGGTACTGCAACCTCGACCTCCTATGATGTTGGTCAAGGAATGGTTACAGGCGATGCTGAGAACCTCGGCAACGGCACTGGCAACCAGTTCAACGAGATGGCCTTCTCGATCGAGAAAGTCACCGTTACCGCTAAGTCAAGAGCTCTGAAGGCTGAGTACTCACTGGAACTCGCTCAGGACCTCAAGGCAATCCACGGTCTGAACGCTGAAGCAGAACTTGCTAACATCCTTTCGACTGAGATCCTCGCAGAAATCAACCGCGAAGTTATCAGAACCATCTACAAGGTTGCTGAGCAAGGCGCTGTTTCTAACACCGCAACCGCTGGTGTATTCGACCTCGACATCGACTCAAACGGTCGCTGGAGTGTTGAGAAGTTCAAGGGTCTCCTGTTCCAAATCGAGCGCGACGCTAACGCAATCGCACAAAGAACTCGTAGAGGAAAGGGCAACATGATCCTCTGCTCTGCTGACGTTGCTTCGGCACTGACAATGGCAGGCATCCTGGATTACACCCCTGCTCTGAACGCAAACCTGAACGTTGACGACACTGGCAACACCTTTGCTGGAACCATCAACGGTAAGTTCCGCGTCTACATCGACCCATATGCTGCTAACCTGGCTGCTGCTAACACTGCATCCAACTCAGGTAACCAGTACTACGTCGTTGGTTATAAGGGTTCTTCACCTTATGACGCTGGTCTCTTCTACTGCCCTTACGTTCCCCTGCAAATGGTTCGTGCCGTGGGTGAGGACACCTTCCAGCCCAAGATTGGCTTCAAGACCCGTTATGGTCTGGTTGCTAACCCATTCGCTGAAGGAACAACCCAAGGCCTGGGTCGCCTGCGCGTTAACTCCAACCGCTACTATCGTCGCGTTGCTGTTAAGAACCTCATGTGATCAATTCTCACAAGAGATTTCAAGAGGACCTTCGGGTCCTCTTTTTTTATGTTTCTAAATAAATGAAACGATTATGCCAGAAGAAGAACCACTTTACTCAATGCACATTGACATTGAAGATGTAAAACTTCTCCATAAATCTGTTTGTTTTTATTTGAAGAACTGGCCTGGTTATCCCGAATGTCCAATTGAGGAGCAACAACATTTGATCGAAATGAAGGAATACCTTTATCGTGCCATTCTTGAGGATATGTACAATAAATAACATCACTCACTTCTGATGTCATGAAGTACATAAAATGGTTCGCTGGAAGTGTTGGTGTATTCATTGCAGTGGCACACATCGGTGTGATTGGACACCTCATCAAAAAAGAACCAATTCAAATTAATTATCCTCCAGCTGGAGATTACACATCATATTCAATCACTGTAAACCCAGACGGAAGTTACACGATTGATTACAAGGGACATGATCCCACTGTTTTGGATAACAAGACTTACACCGATCAATCCAATGGTGTTTTTGGAATTGGTGGAAGATCAACCACAACTGTTGAAAGACAATACATTCCCAACGGAACCCCACAACCACAGGAGGTTGATTCTGAGGGAAAGCCGATTGCGAGGTCCGAAGAGTGCATCAAGGCGGAAGGTGGCGGAGAGAATGCAGGTAGGTTAGTTGGTGCAAGCATTGGAGCATCAATCGCACCATCAATTGCAGGCATTCCTTACATCGGATGGCTCGCAGCAGGTTGGGCAGTAATGTTGGGGCAGGATATGGGATCTAACATTGGTGGTAACGTTGCCACTCAGATTAAAGGCTGCTGATAAATAATTAAAAAACACCATGGCAGTCAATAAGCCAGTTCCTGGACAAATTGAAAATAGGAACTTTCTTGCCCCAACAGGTTTTTTGTTCTCAATCAACAAAGCACCTAAGATCTCTTACTTCGGCAAGAAAGTGACGATTCCTGCCATGAATTTTGATGTGGCAGAGCAACCAAACTATTTGAGAATGATTCCTCTTCCAGGAACAATGATTGACTTCGAAGATCTGACATTCGATTTCCTGGTGGATGAAGGTCTTGAGAATTACATGCAGATTCAAAACTGGATGCGCGGCATTGGATTCCCAGAGAGTTTGAGTGAGACTTATAATTGGCAGTTGAGCAATGAGAACGAAGGTCAACTCCCAATTGAGCAACCAGATAAGTCTCAGTTGAATCTTTACTCTGACGCGACTCTGACCATTCTCGACTCAATGAACAATGCTAAGTTCAAAGTCAAGTTCCAGAACTGCTTCCCTTATCGTCTTAGCACACTGGAGTTTGATGCAACTCAAACCGAACTTCAGTACTTCACCGCACAAGTAAGTTTTAAATACATGGTTTATAATATTGATGAGATTACGTCCTGTTGTTAATGGTTGACCTTGAAACAATCCAATCGATGTGGGTCAAGGACTCACAGTTGGATCCTGATAATCTCCACACCGAATCACTGAACATTCCCGTTCTTCATGCAAAGTATTACGATCTTTATAACAACATCACTTTGCTGAGGAAGAAAGCGGATCAACAAAGAAAAAACATTCGCCACGAACGTTATGAATATTTTTCAGGTAAAGCAGATCCAGACGTTTATATCAAAGATCCGTTTCCCAAAAAGATCCGAGATAAAGAAACGATGCAAAAGTATCTGGACGCTGATGAAAAACTCTCAGGAGTTTCGTTGAAGATTGAATATTACGATGTCATGTTGAAGTATCTTGAAGAGATTCTAAAGCAGTTGGCACAGAGAACTTATCAGATCAAGAATGCGATCGAATTCATGAGATTCGCAGCTGGCATGGGGTAACTAAATAGGTCAGATACATGGTGACATGGCTGACCTCGTTATTGAAAAAGTAAACGAAGTATATCTCAAGATCACAACAGAACCTCACATCGAATATGAACTTAGGGATCGCTTCACTTTTGAAGTTCCCAATAAGAAGTTCATGCCTCAATATCGAAGAAGAAATTGGAATGGAGACATTCATCTCTTCGACATGAGAACTAAGAGAATTTACATCGGTCTGTTGGATAAGATCGTTGCGTTCTGTGATCAGGCAGGATACACTTACTCATTCGAAAATAACAAGTTTTACGGACCACCCTTTGAGGTAAATGAGTTCGTGAGCAAAGGTGGTGTCAAGGATTACATGAATGCCATCACACATCTCCAACCCAGAGATTATCAGATTGATGCTGTTTATGATGCGCTGAGATATAACAGAAAACTTCTCATCTCACCCACTGCCTCTGGTAAGTCTTTCATGATTTACACACTGGTGAGATACTTTGTTGCAAAGAAACAAAAGATTCTTTTGGTGGTTCCCACAACTTCTCTTGTGGAGCAGATGTTCAAGGACTTCCAAGATTACGGATGGGATGCACAGAATCACTGTCACAGGATTTACGCTGGACGTGAAAGAACCAATGTCAATGAAGTCACCATCACAACTTGGCAATCCATTTATAACTTGGACAGAAGTTTTTTCGAAGACTTCAATGTCATCATTGGTGATGAAGCGCACCTTTTCAAGAGTAAGTCTTTGATTGGTGTGATGACAAAGTTACATCATGCGAAATACAGGTTTGGTTTCACAGGAACACTCGATGGAACTCAGACACACAAGTGGGTTCTGGAAGGACTCTTTGGTCCATCTTACAAAGTCACTCAGACCAAGAAACTTATTGATGAGGGACACCTTGCCACTCTTGACATTCAGTGTGTGGTTCTGAAACACAAACCCAAGAAGTTTGACACATATGAGGATGAAATTCAATATCTGATTTCTCATGAACGACGAAACAAGTTTCTAACAAATTTGACTTGTGATCTTAAGGGAAACACTCTTCTTCTCTTTACGAGAGTGGAATCCCATGGGGACATACTTTACGAAATGATAAATAACAAAGTAAATGAAGGACGTAAAGTCTTTTACATTCATGGTGGTGTGGCCACCGATGAGAGAGAAGAAGTCAGAAGGATCACAGAAGAGGAGAAGGATGCAATTATCGTAGCATCTTTTGGAACATTCTCCACTGGAATCAACATCAAAAATCTTCACAACGTAATCTTTGCTTCTCCTTCTAAATCAAGAATTCGTAATCTTCAGAGCATAGGAAGAGTTCTGAGAAAGGGAAAGGATAAAGTCAAAGCAAGATTGTATGACATCGCTGATGACATTACTCTGAACTCAAGAAAGAACTATACACTCAACCACTTCATCGAGAGAGTTAAGATCTATGTTTCTGAACACTTTAACTATGAGATTGTATCAGTTGATCTAAAAGACTAAGGAGGTGTAAATGATAGAAGATGATTTCTTTGCAACAATCAAACTCAAATGTGGTGATGAAATCTTCTGTAAGGTAGCAGCATCGGATGAAGGTGACAGAACAATGCTTCTGATCTCTAATCCAATTATTGTTGAAGAAATGAAGACCAGAGGACAAACCACTGGTTACAAACTTGAACCCTGGTTGAAGACTTCCACTGAAGATCTCTTTGTAATCAATCTTGATGATGTTCTTACGATGTCTGAATCAGAGGATATCGCAATGATCATGATGTATCAGGATTACGTTCGTAAGTCAAACAAATCCAATTACTCCAAACTGGATCGTAAGATGGGTTACCTCGGGAACGTTCATGACACTAAAGAGATTCTAGAGAAGATCTTTAAGATGTCTCCTTCGAAGGATCTCTGAGCTCTAAGCTATTAATTGATCTGAAAGTCCACAAACCTAATTCTATCAATATCTTAGAGGTTTGTTAAGCCATTGATTATCTGGTAAAATGAAAACAACAGTTAATATTATGAATGACGACACTTACAAAGAAATACAAAGTAATGGCAAAGCCAAAGGCAAAAGAACACTACGTCAATAACAAAGACTTCCTGGATGCCATTGAGATCTACTTCGCAGAGGTAAAGAGAGCAGAGGCAGCAGGACTTCCCAAGCCACCAATCCCTCGTTACATTGGTGACTGTTTCTTGAAGATGGCCAATCGTTTGTCTTATAAACCAAACTTTGTCAATTATATGTTCCGTGAGGACATGATCTGTGACGGAATTGAGAACTGTGTTCGCTACATTCACAACTTCAATTCTGAGAAGTCAAAGAATCCTTTTGCTTACTTTACTCAGATCATTTACTACGCATTCCTCAGACGCATCTCTCAAGAGAAGAAGCAACTGGAGATCAAAAATAAGATTCTGGAAAGAACCAACTTTGATGAAGTGTTCGATGCCAACGATCTTGATTCATCCAATTATTCGGATTACAATAGCATCAAGGATGCTGTGCACAGTAAGTTGAGATACTGATGAAAGTTGCCATTATTACGGACACACATTACGGTGCTCGTAAAGGTTCACAACTGTTTCACGATTACTTCGAAGAGTTTTATAAAAACGTTTTCTTTCCGACTTTGGATGCAGAGGGTATCACCACCGTCATTCATATGGGTGATGCCTTTGACAGTCGCAAA